TGATTTACCAGGTGAGGTTGGCGGCGAACCTGCCACAGCTTTCCCTCGACCCTTTGTACCTGACACAGGCAGTTTTAGATTCTTTGAGGAGAATCAAAGCAGTTCTTTGCGAAACTTATATGACAGGACCTCTGTGCCTTCTAATTTTGACCTATCCTCCTTTAGATTCTTTGAGGAAACAGGATTTACAGCTCGAGGAATGGAAACGCCATCGTTCTTTGATCCAGCGCGCTTTAGAGCGCGCGATGAAGGCGTGGTCGTAAATGTAAACGTACAAGGATCAGTGGTTGCTCAAAACGACCTAGTAGCGGCTGTCACCGATGCCGTTTACGCTACGCAGCGCTCAGGTAACAATCTACTGCTGGCAGAATAATGACAACAGGAGCTGTATTTAACTGCACCATAGATTTTAGCAACGGTGCAAACTTTGACCCTAGCCTTGTATTGGACGATCCCTCTACGCCACTAGACCAGTCTGTTTTAGGTACTAGTGCATCTGAAATTGTAGATGTAAGTCAATATGTACTCAAGGCAGCAGTCAGGCGCGCGTACAACCGAACCTCAGATAGTTTTACCGCAGGTAATGCCGCAGTTCGTTTGGTAGATGAAACAGGACTATTTAATCCTGCAAACACCTCTAGTCCTCTGTTTGGCAAAATATTACCGATGCGAAAGATTAGATTTCTTGGCGAATATAATGGTGTGGAATATGCGCTGGGATCTATGTATGTACAGTCCTGGAAGTACCAAAGTCCCACAGGCTTTGATCCTGCCTATGTAGACCTTAACTGCGTCGATGGTTTTCAGCTTCTCAATTTAGCTAGCATTAGTACCGTTACAGGCGGCACGGCTGGTCAAACAACGGCTGAACGTATAACCAGCATATTGGACGAGGCCGAATGGCCTGGAGGAATGAGATCTATTTCCACCACGGCCACGACGACCGTACAAGCCGACACAGGGGCCACTAGAACGGCCCTGGCGGCCTGTCAGACGGTCGAATCGACCGACCTGGGGGCTTTCTATATGAACCAGCAGGGATACGCCACGTTCCTAAGTAGAAACGACATTATTGCTGCCTCTGGGGCCACGGCCACGGTCTTTAGCGATACAGGCGCTGGAGGCACTATTAACTACCAAAGCGTGTCCTTTGACCTTAGTGACTTTGGCCTAATTAATAGCTGCACGGTTACTAGGACAGGCGGTACGCCTCAGACGGTAAACAACGTCGACAGTATTGATATCTACTTTAAACACAGCCGTAATAAAACCACAATTGCTCAGACCGATGCCGATGCATTAAACCAGGCGCTGATGATTGTAGCTAGTCGTCAAGAGGTAGGGGCAGACCTACGAATGGAAGCGTTAACGTTGGATGCCTTTGATGGATCAAATAGCGCGAGAGTCATTGCTGCTTTAGACCTGGATGTCTTTGATCCCATAGAAGTTATACAAACATTACAGGGAGGCACGGTCACAAGTGACACGGTAATCACTGGCGTGGCCTACGACATAACCCCTAATTCATTCCAGACTACGTTCACAACCGCTCAACCCTTCGCAAGTGGCTTCGTGCTAGACTCTAGCGTCGACGGCTTGCTTGATGAGGATTCTCTAGCCTACTAAGGAGAACAATGGCAAAACAAACTTTCACAACTGGTCAGGTACTGACCGCCGCACAACAAAACTCGCTGCAGTCAAATGACTTTAATCAAACCGTGAGTGTTAAAACTGCTAATTACAGCTTGCTGGCAGCTGATAAAGGTACGCGTATAGAATTTAATACTTCAGGATCGGTGACCTGCACAGTAAATAGCGGCCAGTTTGATGCTGGCGATACGCTGATAATTCAGAACCGTGGTGCTGGAACTGCGACTATAACGGCAGGAACTGCCACGGTTAATACTTCAGCTTCATTAGCTTTGACGCAATACAGCGCAGGAACTCTTTACTTCGTAAGCGATTCAGCCGCTTTATTCTTTGGCGACGCAGCAGGTATATCAGCATCTCTTATAGACGCAAAGGGTGATCTAATAGTCGGTACTGCAGACAATACTGTGGGACGCCTAGCAGTAGGCACAAATGGCTACACACTTGTAGCGGATAGTTCAGTTTCTCCGACAGGCTTGAAATGGGCTGTTGATCCTGTAGCTGATGTAGTAACCACAGCAGGCGATTTAATTTATGGAACCGCAGCCGATACAGTAACAAGGCTAGGAATCGGAACTGCTGGACAGGTTCTAAAAGTTAATTCAGGTGCAACTGCTCCAGAGTGGGGTGCTGCTGCTGGCGCATTTGCTGGTTGTGGATTAACTGCGTCAGCTCAAAGCATAAGCAATAACACAACAACAATAGTAAATTTTGGAACAGAATTATTTGATACCGATTCATTTCACAGCACTGTCACAAATACTGGCAGAATAACTGTTCCGAGTGGAAAGGCTGGCAAATATCTTTTGAGCTTTATTTTGCAATGGCAGACACCAAGCGCAAGTGGTCGGAGATATGGTGGAATCACCTACTACAATTCGTCTAATGTTGCACAATTTTCGCGTTTTGCAGAAATAACACCAAATGCAACTTCTTATCCAACTTTAATGGGTTCGGCAATTATTGATGCGGTTGTAGGCGATTATTTTGTGATTGAAGTAAATCAAGCAAGCGGCAGTGCGATGGATATTCAAGGCAATTTTGATGCAAGTTATTTAGGAGCATAAACAATGCAACTTTGGGAAAAGATAGTTTTAGCTTATCCAGAAATTGAAGCTACTAGCGATTTTAATTCGTTAGGCATATTTTTAAGAAATGATTCAGACGGCTTAGGCGATTACATTGCCAAATGGGAATACTCTAAACCTATTCCAGCAGGATTAAGTCTAGGCAAGCCCTCGGCATAATCTTGAGGGATAGTTCCTCAAGAGTGTGACAGAACTTTCTTGAGGAAGTAATATGCTTGTATGGAGAAAAGCGCGAACGGTTGGCCAGCCTCAGCCGATTCTGAAGAGATAGCTATCATCCGCAAGCGCGTACCAGGTACTGATTTAAAGCTTCGTATTGCCGAGCCTGTAGCGCCGTTGCTTATAGCATTCGCCGCCGACTTCCATCGCCTAGTTGAACCTTTAGATGAGGGTCAGTTGGACGACTGGGGCTATTGCTATCGCAAAGTCCGTGGAACCCAGACGGTCATTTCTAATCACGCCAGTGGCACGGCCATTGATCTAAACGCTACAAAGCACCCTCTAGGGGCCGTTAATACCTTTAACAAAGAACAAGACAAGACCATACGAAGACTCTGTCGTAAGTATGGATTAAAATGGGGCGGAGACTACAGATATCGCAAAGATGAAATGCACTTTGAGATAGCATTAAACTCCGCACAAGTAGCTACATTGATCTCTGCATTAGGTTTGGAGAAAACTGATGACAACCGCAAAACAGAAGAAACAAATCAAGACGGCGCAGCAGGTGGCGGCTTCTTGGGGCCGCGCAGCACTTAGCGCTGCCATTGCTTATTATCTAGCCACTGGGGATGTAACAATCAAGGGTTTAACAAGCGCAGCTGCAGCAGCGGTGCTTCCACCTTTATTGCGTTATGTAAATCCAAAGGACGAACTCGGACGTGGATAATCTTGTTATCCAGTTGGGCGTTATAGCAGCTGCCACAATATCTGGGGTGGCTGCTATATTTGCTGCTCGTGCTGAAAAAAACAGCCGTCCAGTTTCAAATGGTTTTGCTGAGGAGGTGTTAACAGATTTAAGAGAATTAAGAAAGATGTTATTCCAACATTTAAAAGAACACGATAAAGAGGGACAAAATGAAAAGTGTTTACATTGTACCAACAAGAGGACGACCAGAAAACGCGTCAAGGCTTCTTAAAGCTTGGAAAGATACTGACGCTCAATCAGATTTATTCTTCGTCTGCGATATAGATGATCCGCGTATGCGCGATTATGAACAAATACCTGACATAGCCATCATTACAAACCTGCACACCTCTGGTGGGATGGCGCAGCCTTTAAATATGGCAGCAATGATTTTATTAAATGATGAGAAATACGACCGCTATCAGTACTTCGGATTTATGGGCGACGATCATTTGCCACGCACTAAGTATTGGGATTATTTATTAAAGCTAACAATTCCAGGCACAAAACAAGGCATCGCGTACGGCAATGATTTACTGCAACAAGGCAACCTGCCCACGGCCTGTTTAATGACGCGAGGTATAGTAGAAAAGCTTCGTGGAATGGTGCAGCCTGGGGCCAAGCATTTATACCTGGACAATTTCTGGTTGCAGCTGGGTAGGGATATAAACGGCCTTTACTACTCGCACGATGTTGTAATAGAGCATCTACATCCTGTGGCTGCTAAAGCAACGATGGATGAGCATTACGCAAGGGTCAACGCGCCTGAATATTACGAACACGACAGAAAAATATTTGAGGCATTTATAGCAAGCGACACTTACAAAGAACTTGTTTTGGCCTTGTTATGAAAATCTTAATTACAGGGTATCGAGGCTTTGTAGGACAACATTTCGTGCGCGCATTAGAAAGCCACACTTTAACTCTGGTAGATATAAAAGATGGAAATGATGCCAGGGACTTCTTTCGAGAAAACGACACGCACTATGATCTAGTGATACATCTGGCAGCGGTTGTAGGTGGTCGCCAAATGATAGAAGGCAGTCCACTGGCTTTGGCTGTCGATTTAGCTATTGATGCTGAGATGGCTTCGTGGGCAATGCGTACAATTCCAGGTCATATTCTGTACTTCTCAAGCAGCGCTGCGTATCCGATAGAGCTACAAACAGGAGCTTACAAACGAAGGCTGACAGAGAACGACATCAATTTAAAAGATATTCGTTTACCTGATATGACTTACGGTTGGGCAAAGCTGACAGGTGAGATGCTTTGCGAGCATTTACGTCAAGAGGGTCTAACGGTCACGGTATTGCGACCATTCAGTGGATACGGAGCAGAGCAGGACCCTAGCTATCCATTTAGGGCTTTCATCGACAGAGCCGTACGCCTAGAGGACCCTTTTACAATCTGGGGGTCAACCCTTACGGTGCGCGACTGGATTCATATAAACGACATCGTGGCTATAAGCCTGGCAATGGCTCAGGACCGCCTATCGATCACGGCAAACCTGGCGACAGGTAGGGCCACGGCCTTTGCGGAACTGGCGACCCTGGTCATTAAGGCTAGGGGTGGGGGCTACAAACCCAGGATTGAGGTCAATGAGGGTGCGCCTAAAGGGGTCAATTACAGGGTAGGCAATCCTGGCTTCTTACGCAGCTTAGGCTTTGAGCCTAAAGTAAGCCTTGAGGTTGGCGTGGCGCAAGCCCTGTCTGTCTGGACTTAGGCGTACTCTTATAAGACCTGGAAGCTCCAAACCCTCCAGGTAAAGGGACAGAAATGCAATTATTACAGCAATACTCCGATCTGCTTATTTTCTTATGCTGGCTCGGCGTAATCACTATTGGATATTTATACGGTCACCACGTCGGTTATGAACGCGGTTTTTTAAGAGGCCGTTACTCAAGCAGAGAACATCCATCACGGAGAAATAGTTGATTCAGATGGATCAATATTTAGCCGCAACAGACGTAGCCAAAATCTTAGAACGTAACGGTTCACTTAAGGTTAAGGCTGAATCGATTACCTTGATGCGTATTGGTTTAAGCGATCGCATCCATATTTACTATGAAGGGAAAAGCCTTTGCAGTATTGAACGCCTCCTGAAATACAAACAGTGGGGTCAATTTAAAAACCTACGAGACCAAGCGACCAAAGACGAGTTCTGTTCTCGTTGCTGGTCTTGGTGTGAGGAATCACTATGAACTTGAAAGAAATCGCTGCTGAATTAGCAGCGTTAACGGTCATCAAAGACGCCGTGACGGAAGCGACAAACACCCTGCGCGAACTCGCAAAGGATGAGCTTTCTAATGTAGGCGCTGATATGACAAAAGCAGTCATCGACAATCAAGAGGTAGCTAAAGTCACCCTTGTAAGCCGAGACGTAGCGTTCGTTATAAATAATGAAACTGCGTTCTTGCACTGGGTAGAGGACAACTTCTCAACTGAAATAGAGCCAAAGGTGCGTGATTCTTTTAGAAAAAGATTCACAGAAACCCTAGCAATGACGCCAGACAGTAAGATTTTTAGCACCCTTAGCGGTGAGATTTTGGAATTTATGTCGGTGGAAACGAAGGCTCCTTATGTATCGACTCGTTTTGCTCCAGAGGGCAGAGAGATCGTGCTTGAGGCAATGCGTGAGCATCGCCTAACAACCCTGCCCTGGCTAAATAGCTATGTGGAAAGCAAACGACGAACGGAGATTGAATAATGGATGAGAAGCAAGCGGCAAAACTACGCGCTCCATTTAAAGAAAGTCAGATTGAAAAGAAAGTTATGGGCAGTCGCTCATACAACTACATCAATCACGCGGTTGTTACCGATAGATTGATTGAAGTGGACCCCACTTGGTATTGGGCGCCTATGGCTTTAGCAGAAAATGGAATGCCACAGCTAGATGAACACAACGGCATCTGGATCAAGTTAACAATATGCGGAGTAACGCGTATTGGATACGGAGCTTCCGAGCCGCATCAAAAAGGTGCAGATGCGGTGAAAACAGCTATCAGCGATGCGATTAAGAATGCAGCGATGCGCTTTGGCGTTGCACTTGATCTATGGGGCGCTGATAGCAATGGACAAAGCGCAGAGAGCGTGACCCTTTCCACGCCAACTCTGCGCTCTGTTCCACCTTTAAAGCCAGTGGTTACTGAAAGCCAAGACTTAGCAGACTTTATAGCCGCACAAAGGCCAAATGATCCAACGCCAATCGTACAAACGGCTGAGGAGACTGGTGAGCCGCACTGCAAACACGGAAGCTTTGCTTGCCGTATTTATAGAAACGGCACAAGCAATAGCGGCAAACCGTATGAAGGTTTATTTTGCCAACGCAAACCATACGAAGAGCAATGCACACCTGTTTCCATCGACGGAAAGCCGTGGAAGAAATGAAGAAATCAAAGAAAACAAATCGCATAGTTAAAAGCCAGAAATGCGATCACACGTTGCGCCCTGAATTTGCTGAGATGGTTGATAAAACCATTTTTAATTTTCAAAGGATAAAGCAAGAAAATGACGAGGGCTTATTGATGGCTACTTTGCTAAACTTTGCCCTTGTGTTGCCATCGTTTCTTACTGCCTTATCACAAGATTATGAAATAAGTGATGAAGCCACTGACATTGACTGAACAAGATAAGGCGTTGGCGCGTCAAACCGCTGACGCCTTCATCCAATGGTCAATACAAACACAAAGCACCGACAGGCCGCACACCAGGTATAAAGCCTGGGAATCAGATCATCAAAGAAAACAGCAAATGCAATTGGCCTATGGAGCAGAAATAGCTATTGCCAGGCTTCTAAACCTTCCCTGGAATGGCCTGGATACCTTCAAAAACAAGGCCGATGTGGGCGATAATATCGAGGTGCGATACTCCTCTGTGCCGTACCTGATCCTGCGGCCTAATGATCGCGAGAGCGACATTGCCTTTCTAGTGCAGGGTTCTACTTTAGAGCGCTTATTCTTAGGCGGCTTTATGCCTGTAAAAATGGGCAGAACGCCAACCTACAAGCTAGAAAACGAAGAGACCTGGTTTATCCCCAGGGAGAACCTTTATGCCTTCTTACCGCAATATCAGGCCGTCCAGGCGTTCCTACAGCGCCTGGCAAGTAAGACGGAGTAAGTTAGATGGCCGATAAAAGCCTTAGAAGGGGGTTTATAGCCTTTTTCATAGGTTAGATGTAGGTAAGTTCCCACAGGTTCGTCGTGGTCGCCTGTGGGGGCAACGTGGGGCGGTGCGCGGTGTACCGTCCCATTTGCCATTTCCAGGTGTTTCTATTTGACGAGTTGTCCGAGGGTAGGTCTATATTTTGCCCTGGTCGTAAGACTGGGGCAGGAACACCAGCAGCGACGGTCGACGGTCAAGTGATCGGTTACCGAGACGCAGTGATTCCTCCGTACTCACCTAAATTAAATTTGGGGGGGTAGGGGGGGCATTTCACTGCAACTCAGGTCTCTGGTCAAATAAAAATAAATAAATAAAGATTAAAATAATCAACTGATAAATCCCTACCAATGAAGGGAAAGTAAATGACACTTAACATCAACATTGG